TCAGGTGTCCGGATAAGCACGCCGGAGCGCGTCGAAGCGGTCCCGCTCCATGGGAGCCGCTTGCCGCTCAAGACCAAGGGCGGCCGCCAACTCGCGCGGGGTTGCGGCCCAAAACACCTGCGGTGTCCAGCCAAGCTGCCGGGCTGCCAGATGTTGCAAGGACCGCCAGGGAAATGGTGCCACGGCAGACTTCATGCAGGCACCAGCGCCTTCGGCTCCTGGCCCCCGGCCTCTTCCGGCTCCGGATCGCCAAAAGTGGCTTTCAGCAGATCGGCGACAATCGCGGCAAACCCGGCAATGCCGGCGGGCGCGGTCATCTCGGCCACCTGCTCGTCGGTGACGGCATTTCCGGCCCCGCGAAGCCCGGCACCGATCACCCTCGTCATGTCCCGCGCCGACAACCGCCCGGTGGCGAAGCGCTCGACCAGCGCATTGATATCCTCGCAGGCGAAAGCGTCTTCCAGCTCCGCCAGCGCGCCAAGGGTCAGCACCAGCGTCCAGCGCCGCCCGTCAAGCATTGCGGAGATTTCCCCGCGCAACCGGTTTGCCATCAAAACCTCCCTGATCAGATCGCCGTGAATGTCAGTTCACCGGCAGATTCCAGCGCCAGCTCGAAACTCACCTCGCCGTCGTGCCGCCCGGCATATTCAAGGGCCGTGATCTGGAACAGTCCCTCAAGCGTGCCGAAATCCGGGATCACCGCCTGCCAGGGCCGGATACTGCCATCAAAGAACAATTGCCGTGCCTGGGCATCGCTTGCCGCATCCTTGAACAGGCCCGAGCCGGACAGGCTGGCCGTGCGGGTGCTGGCCGCCTCCAGAAGCTCCCGCCAGCGGCCGGGGCTGTCAGCCGTGGTGATGTCGACGGTTCCGGCCGACAGCGCGATCCGGCGCGCCCGCAGGCCCGCGACCGTCACGAAGCTCCCGGTCTGATCGGCATCCAGTTTCAAAAGCAAATCGCGTCCGCGTTGCGCACTCATGTCCTTGCTGCCTCCTCTGGCCTTCCATTCATCCCTGCAGCACCTTGCAAGCACGCCGCCCCACGGCACGCGCCCGCAAGCTTTCAGAATTTCCGTTGTTGGTCTTCCCGGACGCAGCGAAGCGGCGATCCGCGACCGGCGAACCCCGGACATCATTTCCGCCACGGGCTCTGCGATCCCGCATAAAAACTCCGGTTTTAGCGGGATGACGAAGAGGGTTGATTGCCCTGATCGGTGACCGGTTCGGTGACGGCACGGATTGCGGTTTCGGCCTGAAACCCGCGCCCGTCCTTCAGGACATGGCTTGCAATCGCGCCGATGGTGAGATTGATCAGCCGGTACCCGGCGATCGGCACCGGCCCGTGGATCAGCACATCGGCCGCCCGCCCCGCGGCTTCTGCGGCCTCATCCCGGTTCGGCGCGCGGGAAAAAACTGCCAGCTTCAGCGCATGTTCCAGTCCGTCCTCGGCGAGGCTCAACAGGGGTTTTGTATCGACCGCCCGCAACACCAGATAGGGCAAGGACTGCCCCCGTGGAGCCAGATCGAACAAGCGGCCCGCCCCCAGCAAACCGGTCAGCGTGCCGTCAGCGGCAAGACAGGCGAAGAGCCCCTTGCGCAGCGCCGTCTGCGCCTGCTGGAAACTCATGTTCCCTCCTCCTCGGCACGGCACACAAGCTTGCGGTATTGTGCGTCCGGATCGGCCACCGACAGCAACCGGAACGTCCGGCTGCCGACCATCAGCTTCCAGCCGCTTTTCACATCCGGACGATAGCGCAGCCAGATGTCATGGGTTGCGGTCCCGTCCAGACGTCCGGCCGTGTCACTTTCGCCCTGCCCGCGCAAGCGGATTGCCGCGAAATCGGCCCCCGCCTGCGTAAAACTCCAACTGGCGGTTCCGTCCGGTCCGACTGCATGCACCGGCTCCAGCAGGACCACCGGCACGTTGAGATCCCCGGCCCTCACAGCAACGGTACCCGGTTTGTCAGCACCAGCCGGTCGAAGCCGACCGGCACGGTCGCAACCGGCCGGTCGCTGCCCGCCTCCCGGTTTTCAAACCAATGGGCGGCAAGCAGTTTCACCGCCTGTTTCAAACCCGCCGGAACATCCTCCGCAGCCGGGCCGTAACCGGCGGTGAACCCGATCTCGATGCCGGATACCCCTTGCGCAGGATATCCGGCTCCGGCGGCCACCTTCAGCCGGGGCGGGTCCTGCTCTTTGAGGAGCACCCACGCATCGGGATCAAGCGTGGTGGGCATGCCGTCCAGATCATAGACAAGGATCTGGTCAAGTTGGCTTACCGGTGCAAGCGGCAGCGGCACCACGCGGCCCGGCGGCCAAGCATCAAGAAACATCCGCCAGCCCTGTGTGATCAGCGCCCGGCGGGTTGCCTGCTCGACATGGCTCCGCGCCGCCGTGATCAGGCTGGCGAGCGTGCCGTCTTCAGCCGTTGACACCAGCCGCAGATGCTTGCGCATGTCGTCAAGGCTCACCGGCTCGACAGCCGGCGGGCTTTCCAGATGGACGGTCATGGGGATTGATCTCCGGTTTCCAAAAAGCGACGCCGGGTTTCTGAGAGAAACCCGGCGCCAGTTGGGGGAGGTTTTTCGCTGGTTCGCGGGATGATGGCGGGTAGGCTGAGGTCTTGCGTCGCCTCCGCATCTTCAAAGGAGCTGTTCACACACGGGACCGGTGAGCCACCGCCCCTACGGGTCCATTACCCGGCCGAGAACTTAAGAAGCTTGATCGCGTCGAAGTCCTGAACACCGCCGCCAACGCGCTTGGTGGTGTAAAACAGCACATAGGGCTTTGCCGAAAAGGGATCGCGCAGGATGCGTACGCCCATCCGGTCGACCACCAGATAGCCGCGCCGGAAATCGCCAAAGGCAATCGGTGTCGTGCCCGTCCCGATGTCGGGCATGTCCTCGGCCTCGGTGATCGGAAAATTCAACAGTGTCGCGGGCACGCCCGCCCCGGACGGCGGTTGCCAGAGATAGGTGCCATCCGCGTCTTTCAGCTTCCGGACGGCCCCCTGGGTCCGGCGGTTCATGACAAAGCGGGCGTTTTGCCGGTAGCCGCTCTTGAGCGCATAAACCAGGTCGATCAGGACATCGCCCGGATCAGAGGCCGGAAACGCCCCATCCACCCCGGTTTGCAACGTGCCGAGATTGCCCCAGCTCCAGCCGGTCTCGGCCACCTGCGGCACGGACAGAAACCCGGTCGGCTTGTTGACACCGTCGCCGGACACAAAGGCCGCCCCCTCCTGTTCGGCAAAGGCGGTTTCCACCTCTTCCGCAAGCCACTGGTCCATGTTGATGGCCGCATCGTCCAGAAGGGTCGCGGTTGCTGCCGGCATGGCGTAGAGTTCCATGACGGAGAAGTTCAGTTCTTCCAGCTGCGGCGTGCCGGTCTGGGGCCGCACCGCGGTTTCGCCCACCCACCCGGTTGCCGGGCCGGTGCGGGCAAAGGGTTTCCTGTAGGTGGTGGCAGAGACCTGCCGGTTGCCTGCAATCGCACGGATCGGCGAGGCATGGGACAGGCGCTCCAGAATTTCGGTTTCGGTCTCGTCTGGCACCAGATAGCCGCCATCCGCCCCGGTCCCTGCCGACATGTCCTTGATTTCAAGCGCGGGCTGTTCCCGGCCCGAGCGCAGATATGTGTCAAACGCGGCCTTGCTCTCAAGGCCTTGCGCCGAGGGCTGCCGGCCGGGGCTCCCTGCACGGGCCGGACGGCGGCTTTTGAGGCTCAGATCGTCAATCCGGCGCTGGGTCGCATCAAGGGCCGCATCCAGCCGGTCGAGCTTTTCCAAAGTCACCACATCGGCGCTGCCCCGGCTTTCGATCTCCGCAAGCCGCGCGTCGTTGACAGAGCGGTAGGCCTCGAAGGCGCGGAAGAATTCATCGAAACTGCGGGCAACGTCTGCCCCCGCCCCGCCTTCCGCCATCGGTCCGGCAGGCACCGGTTCGGCACCGGTCAGACCCGCCTTTGTTTCAAAAACCGGTGTTTCAAAAACCGGTGTTCCAGAAACCGGGGTTTCAAAAGCGGCCGCGCCAGCGTCCGCGCGGTCAATATCATCCAAGCGTGTCATCCCTGTCTCCTTGAAGCAATGCCAACCAGCCGCGCACGCGCCTTTGCCGCTTGCGGGAAGGTCACCAGCGATATTTCCCAAAGGTCGATGGCGATCAGCTCCCGGCCCGAACGGGTCCGGCGCGCCTTCAGTGCCCGGAAGCCGATGGACAGACCGGTGAGATCGCCCGAATTCAGAAGCGCTGCCGCCTCACGCGCCCGCGCCACCCCCGGATTGAGCTTTCCCAAAACCCGCAAGCCGCTTGCGTCCTCGCGCAGCTCCCGCCAGGTGCCGATGGGCTGATGCGCGTCGTGCTGCCAGAGCATGGCAACGCACCGGCGGCCCGTGAGGCTTTTGGAAAACGCCCCCCGCCGCACGATGTCGCCACCGCAATCCGGTTGGGCGAACAGGCTGGCATAGCCGGTGACCCAAAGGCCGTCTGTCTCAAGATCCGCCAT